AAGGTGTATATTATAGCCCTGGTTTACATACCGGTTTGGTATATCTGCTTTTTTAATTCCTTTCGAGTTTTTGTTATATAAAGCCTCTTCTATGATTAAGGGTATAGAAGACTTTCCCATACCATTAGTGCCAAGAACTTGTGTTACAGTATTATCACTAAGATCCAGCTCATTATCTGGCCCATAACTAAAACAATTACTCCATTTCAACTTTTGCAGCGTAATCATTAAATATACCTACTATCTGTGGTATCCTTGTTTCTGGTATCTCCAGAATATATGTTAGATACTCTACTAATTCGTCTTGAATGGTCATTTCCTTGTCCATGACAAGTGTAGCTTCACTACTACGTTTAACCACTTTTTTATCTAGCAGCTCTGTGTTTTTGACGTTTGCGAGCTCTTGTATATCCCCTTCAATCTCATAAATCGTATGATGCCAGTCGGTAGGTACCATCTCACTTGGGTCTGTTACCGTCTTACGAATAAGTTGTGGAAGCTCGAAGGCGTCCCACATCCAAGACCAATCATTTGGATTTATTAAGAGGTAGCCGGTCTGTACCTCATTTCGATGAAACGAAGTTGTCATAGGGCTGCCGGGGTATACAATATTACGTTGAGTATTGCTGTGTGCGTGAAGATCGCCTGCAAAAACTACTGGGAAGTCCTCAAATCTGTCTAAGTCCACCTCTGGCTTGACGTGTGGAGGTATTTCACCACGAACATGAGTGAACAAAGGCTTCTTTGTATCAAACAATTCAATAGAGTTTTTACGGTGAAGATCTGCATACGGCAGTACTCCAAACCCAAAGTCATTATCATAATATGATATATCTACTACTTTGACTAGCGGGTTTATATCTTTTGTTACTTTCTTCAATTGTGTGAAGAATGTTTTGTTCTTCTTTGTAGCTTCGTGATTACCGTCATAGATAAGAGTTGGGATACTCACATTCGATATGAATGAAAAGTATAACTCCAACTCTTCCATGTTCGGCAGACGGTCAAATAAATCACCACCAATAATGTGCATATTACACTGTTTTTCAAGACTATGTACTTGCTCAAAGAACTTTTGGTAGCGGTCTATGGCCCACTCACGAGGTACGTTTTTCTGCCCTAGCTTTATGTGCCAATCTGCCGTAAACAGAATCATGACAAGTTGAACTCGTCTTCTAAAGATTCGTCGATATCACCGGCTGCATCTTCACGAATTTCATCGAGAAGACTTTTTTTGTGCATCTGGAGTGGGGCGAGGCATAACATCGTCCATAGACTTCAGGTCAGCGATAGCAGTCATTTCTGACGCACTAAGAACACGCTGCTTGCACTTAAGTACCTGTAGTTGGTACTCCACGTTATAAGGGAGAGGACCGGTTTTGACACGCTTGAACTTAACGTCCCAGCCTGTTTCTGGATTAGTAGGATCCCCTAGGTCTTCTGCTGCTGTAAGAATAGCTTCGAATAACTTCTTCTTGAGGTTGATGATTTTTACTTCACCGTTATCAAGACACTGCATAGCGTAGCTCCAGCCACACTTGAGATCGGGATAATACTCACGAACCCAATCTTTTTCCATATTATTGAAACGCTCTTCGTTTCGATCAAATGACAGACACTCGAAAGGAATCTGCTTGCCATTTTTACCTTCTAGCCAGTATACATAACGAGCGAGTACATCGCCAACGAGTCTTACTTCGTTGTCGCCATCTCGATATGCGTATGAAGTGATAGAAGATTTCTTTGCGCCGCCAGCGGCTTTGTTAAATGATAGTGCCATTAGTGTATATCCTTTTGTTTGACTTCTTCATATTTAAAATGTACTTTGTCATTTTTAACACGAAGTAGGCTGTTTTCGTTAAATAATTCCACTGGTATTTCAACTAAGTTAAGATCCAGAGTAGTGTCCCCAGTTATTGCATAGTCCGCGTACGAACGTAAAGAAGCTAAAGCGACATACTGGGCTATTTCGCGATAGCTATACTTATAAGCATTGTACAATAGTACATCGGGATGTACCAAGAAGGATGTCCCAATAAAACTCTTTGTACTATACTTGTAAAGTTTGTCATATTTATTTGCAGGTATTTCTTTAAGGTACACCATCTTAAGAAGGGTATACATAGTTTTTGGATTCCCTTCCGATGTATCAAAGATTTTTTCCCAATCATAGAACAACATATTATACTCTCATTTGAGGCATTTGTCAAGAAGTATTTTTCTACGTTCAAAGCTGATTTATCTGATAACCTTGCTTCATGTAGTACCCCATTCTGTTAGATGCCTGTCTTTGTGCTGTTTTACCTTTTAGATGAATGTCTATTACCACTGGATCTCGTTTTCCATCCATTTTACGAATAACTCTTCCCACAAGCTGGGTAAGAAGAGGCTCGTTATTGATAGGGGTAGCGAGAATAAGGCAAGACAAGGTGTTAACCGAAATACCCTCACTAAAGATTGCTTGAGTTCCGTATAGTACATTTTTATCTCCGTGTAGTATTTCATTTATGAGTGTTTCTCTATCTTCATGTGCTACCTCGCCTGTAACACATATAGATTTTTCACCAGTCAGTTCGGCGCAGCTCTTCAAAAAATGAACTCGATCCGACACTACCAAGACTTTATGCCCTCGTGCCGCATACGCGGATGCTAACATCGCGACAGAGTGACGATACTCGTCGTTATTTGCGATAGTATTGACTCTCTTAGCCCAAGGGATGTTGGCCCCGTCGGGAAAGCGAACTTCACTTCTGTAAATGTGAATGGTTGGCGTGAGGAAATTCTCTTTCGGTGGTTTGAAAATATTCGGGCTGAAGTAGTCTCGGAAGACGACATGTTTTCCATCTTTCCGCTCGATAGTACCAGAAAGTCCAATCTTATACCGAGCATGACTGGTATCAATAATTTTGCCAAACGTAGGCGAACTGACGTGGTGCATCTCATCTAATATTATAGTTCCGAATTCTTTTCGGATTTTCTCGATATTCCTA